ACTTAACGATGCAGAACTTAACGATGTTGTTGGTGTTATTGATTTTAGTCCTAGTGATTGGTTAAAAGCTAATTTTGAAACCACTGAAGAAGGTTATATTGTTTACAAAGCAATAGGTGGTACAACATATTCTTTTAAGGATTCTTGGAATGAAAAAGACGGTTTTGTACTTACTGAGGTTGTTAATAGTAACGTTACTAATGATTGTGGTTGTGGAGTTAATTTTGGCACTAAGAAATGGGTGACTACTAATTATCCTAATAGTCGTTTATGGAAGTGTTTGATTAAGTGGGAGTGGTTAGCTGATATTATTGTGCCTATTCACACTACTGGCAAAGCTAGAACTAGAAAGTTAATGTTGATAGAAAAGGTGAATGAACAATGAAAACTACAGAAGAAATAATGTATATGGACTTACCAGATAATGACCAAGAAAGATTTAAATTATTGGATAGTAAATAGTATAGTGAAGAAGAAATTATTGAGGCAATTAAAAAAGCAACGACTGATATTAAATTAGGAAGTGTTTTAATTGACAAAAATATCTATCTGATAATGTTGATGCAAGAAAAGAAATATTAAATTATAACCACAAAGTAAAAACAGTAATAGAAAAGGCTGTTGATAAATTTTTATTTAATTATGGATGGAGTAATAAATGACAACATTAAACTGGGATAAATATGAGCTTACAACAACGCTAGGTTTTAGAAAACTAAACGATACTATTGATGATATGGTTAGTTTAGAGTATTACGAGGATGCTAAAGAACTTGTTAAAGAAAGACATAAAATGTATAAGGCATTCTCTTACAAGGTTGAACGGTTTGGTGCTTATAATACAACGATAAAGAACGTTTATAACATTCTAGGTTATGATAATCCAAATTTTAAATATTTAGGAGAAGGAAAATGAAACAATTCATATTTATATTCACCATAATGACTATTTTAGTATTTAGTAATATCGTTTGTTATAATCTTTATGATGATTTGATTATTAAATATAACTCTCTTGTTAAAGAACATAATTTCATAGTTGCAGATAATCAATTTCTTGAATCGAGTTATAATTTAATAGCTGCTAACTTAACATGGGTTAATGAAGGGAAGTATATTAGAGGTTATGCTGTTAATGCTGATTTTTATTGTGTAGTTACTAATGGTCTTGATAACGATGAGATAGCTAGTATTGACGTTCATGAGAAATGTCATATATTAGTTTATAATGATCATGAACATTTTTGTAATAATTGATTGAGGTAAATAATATGGAAAACAGATTTTTCACACAAAAAACTATTGTATGGTGGCATAATTTTACTCATATGGACCGAGAACAACTTATTAAGTGTAGTTCTTGTAAGCGTAAACAGTTAAAAGCTTATTTGTGGGATTATCAAAAGTGTGAGAAATGTAATAGTTACATATATGATAATAGATGGTGAATGAAGAATGAAAATACCAGAAAAAATAAGTAATATTATGGCACACCTTATTGCTAGTGGATATAAAGCTTATATAATTGGTGGGGCTGTTAGAGATTATTATATAGGTATCGAACCACATGATTATGATATTTTTACTAATTGTGCTGGTGATAATTTATTAAATTTATTTCCTGACGGAAAAGTTTTAGGAGGCAAGGTGGTCGAAGTGCTTAAGACAATAATTGCAGGGCAATGTGAACAGATGGATTTAGATATGTTGGCTTTAGAAGTAATGCCAGACCGCATACACTTATTCGTAGGTGCAAAGCCGAAACACACACCTTGGAGGATTATTAAACAACTGAAAGGAAACACATCTATTCAGTTAAGAAGATGCTTTAAGCACTTACCTTATTTACTCTGGAATTATGGTAAACGATTTCCTCACTTATGGGCTAAAGGTTACTATTGTGGGAATGGTTGGACTGTTGATGTAATATCACACATTTTTAGTTTCATTCCACGCCTTGAAGAAACATCTAAAGGGCGTACCTCAATTCCTCCCACCAATAAATTGGCGGGTATCCTTGAGGTGATTTTATGAGAGTTAATAGGGTATATTTTCAGAATTGCTATAAAGAGTATAAAGATGGTGGGACATTTCCAATTATCGATTTCACGTACAGTAAGTGGTTTATATGGATTGGTTTGCTAGGTTTTAGAATTATAATAGATGTTGAAGAAGGTGGAAAATGATTAAAGGATTAAGACTTGATAATGGGACACTAAGAGATATTATCAGTAAAGAAACGGGTTATACAAAATATGATACAATAGTGATAATGAACACTGTTGAAGATTTTATTAGACTAAGAGAAATATATAAAGATAATAAAAACTACTATAAAGATAGTTATTTCAATAGTGCAGCAGTTAATATTATAAAAACTTATAGAGAACAGGAGAATATAAAATGAGCCTTGACTGTCTACTTGGTGGGACTGAACACAAATGCGCAATGAAACGTTTAAAGAACGAACTATTTTATTTAGCCTATATAAAACAAGGAATAAATTTCATGTATGCTCAAGAAGTTTACGTTAAAGAATTTAAAAGACAAGAAAAACGTTTATTGTGGAAGAACCATAAGAAACTACCTGAATGGGTTGTTGAGAGTAAAGCACTACAAAAGCTTGAAGCGTATGTTCTCCCAAATTATCATATAACGAGGTATATAAAATGACAACTATTAATTGGCAAAAGTATGAGCATGGTATAGTCTTAGGGTTTCAAAGTTATAACGAAACAATAGACTTACTAGTCGCTGGAGAATTATATAAAGACGCTGCGCGTGCTGTTAAAGACCGTGCTAACATGTATAAGAACGTTAGTGCAAAGATAGATAGATTTGGCGCTTATCAATATGTTATTAATGACGCTTATAAAATACTAGGTTATGAAAACCCTGATACTTTATACTTGGAGTAGAAAATGAGTAGAAGAAATTATAGAAAACCAAAGAATGTAAGTAATGGAAATAGCACCCATGACAGAATCGTTAAGACTTTAGAAGAAAGATTAAAAAATTCAAGTATTCCATATCAGATATTCTTCAAAGAACACGAGTATGATGATAACTATTGTAAAAATGACGAATACAACGTTAAAAAAACAGTTGGGCATGTTCATGGAGAAATGGATAACGGTGCAATATTCAGAAGTAAATATAAAACTTATGCGGTTGTTATAGAAACAAAATCGACACACGGAAGAGATAAAGCTAATTACCAAACATTTAAAGACGCTCACTATTTAAAAAAACTATACAATGTTGACAGAGTGTTTAGAATGTACGCTCATGGTTATCACAATAGTAATGATATACGATTGGAGTGGTTAAAATGACTGACTATCCACAAGATTTAATTCTCGAAGATTATCTCATCTATTTAAAGAACAATAATTATAAAGTAATCTACACAAATACTGGAGTATCAAAAGACTTATACATGATGAACACTCACAACAAAGTGATTACCTTATATAACTGTAACGACAATGGTACAAAAGTTGATAGGCTTGAAGAAGTAATGAAACAATACAGATTAAAGGAGTGAATATAAAATGAATAAACCATTAAAAACATTTAGAGCAAAACCATTAAGCATAACAATATGGGAGAACAGAATAACAAATGATGATCAAGAAAACATTGTATATAGTTTCGTCATAGAACGATCTTATAAAGATAAAAACGGTTCCTGGATGAAAACAAACTCCATGAGACTTAATGATCTTCCTAAACAAGCTTTACTTTCTAATAAGGCTTTCGAGTTTATTACTTTACAAGATGTTTCTAACACTGTTTTTAAACGTGAGGAAGAAGTTAGTATCGAGAATCTATAATAGAAACATTTATATATTAGTTAAATTATAGTATGATTAAATAATAAGCAGCAGGGAATTTCATTAATAAGATCACCTCTTCGAAAAAAACAAAGTAAACCAACTTTCTATCTTTGTTGCTTATTATTTTCATATTTAGCCAAATGGGAACTAGGGAATATAACGAGAAAGAAGTAATCCATAGTTTGGACAATTCTTTTCATTATAAAAAGAACGTTTTAAAACTTTCTCGACACGAAACGCTAATTAATCGTCTAGCGCAGTTTTTCATTGCAAACGATATACTTGATAGCGGTAATGATTTTATAAGTGAAGCCGTATTTAATAATGGTTTAGGGCGTGCTGATTTAATAGATGTTCAAGCGATGATTATATTCGAGGTTCGTGATAGCGAGAAGAAAATCAACATTAAGAAAAAAGAATGTAAATACCCTTTTCCCATTATAGATGTTGCAGCTAGAGAGATAGTACTTAAAAGCGTTAAGAAATTATTAAAGGAAATAGAAAAATGATAGAAAGCACTCATGAAGAAAGAGTAATAAGAGAGATTGGAAAGTCTTACAGCGTCACTTTAAACAAGAAACAATGTTTAAGAGATGGTTTTAAAGAGGGTGATAAAGTTAAAATCACCATAATGAAATATGACGATACTGACAAATGCCCTTATTGTCACCATACAATCAATTAAAAAACAACGAATCAAACTCAATTAATTAATAGAGTGAAAGAGGAAAGCTACCTCTTAAAAGAATACAAAAGGGTTGAAAAGCCCTAGTATTCCACTTTATGAAACTTTACAATCAAGAGGTAACAACAAAAATGACTAAAATAACAAGGGTTAAATTTCTTAAAGCATGCAATAAGAGCGGTGGTATATTACAAGTAATCGCTGACCGTTTAAGCGTTTCTCGGCGTGCAATATATGATTATTTAGAAAAGCATGATTTTGCAAGGACTGCTTTTAACGAGTCTCGTGAACAGCTTACTGACATGGCTGAAGCACAGCTTGTTAATAAGATTCAGGCTGGTGATAACTGGGCTATTGGTTTTCGTTTGAAGACTATTGGCAAGGATCGTGGTTATGTTGAGCGTAGCGAGATAGATACTAAAGGCACTATTATTAATTATGATGTTCCTCTTACTGATGCTGAGAAACAAGAGCTTAAAGAATTACTGTAAATTATCATATGGTGTGTGATGAAAGTAAGTGTTGAACAAGTGGAGAATATAATAAATAGTGATTTACCTAGACGTAAGATTATAAAATACGTTCAATATTTGTTTAGTAAAGAGGAGAATATAGAGACTTTTTGTCGTTATTGTTTACCGAACGCTTTTACTCTTCCTTTTGCTCCTTTTCATCATGATTTAGTAACTGACTATCTTAAGCCTTATAACACTGCTAACGCTGAGCCGCGCGGTTTCGGAAAATCAACGCTCATTGGTCAGGGAATGGTATTATGGGAGACTGTTAACAAAAGATTTTCTTACGGTGTTTACTGTTCTCAGAACCATGATAAAAGCGTTGAATTTCTCGAGCCTATCCGTAAAGAGATAAAACAAAATAAGCGATTAAAGTTTATTTATCCTTGGTTAAGCATTAAAAGTCTAGCTGATGAGGATGGGAAGGATCGCGAGGATATTTTCGACATATCAGGAGTGCGTATTAAAGCGTTAAGTTTTGAGAAGAACATTCGTGGGATGAAATACATTAATCAGCGACCTGATAGGATATGGTTTGATGATATTGAGGATGATCAGAGAGTGATAAATCCTGAGTTAAGACGTAAAGATTATGATAAGATAAACAAGCAAATGATTCCTAGTTTAGATCCTGATGGTGGGGTTATAAAGTTTTTTGGTACTATCTTGCATCATGATAGCGCTTTAGTTAAGAAGATTAAATTATGGAATGGTCGTATAAACCGTGCTTGTGAACTTGACGAGAATAATAACGTTATAGAAAGTACTATTATTTTCCCTGCACGATTCACTAAGGATAAGCTTGAGCAGTTACGTCGTGACATGGGTACTGCGTCATTCCAGAGCGAGTACATGAACAGTCCTGTAGATGATACTAGTGCTATTATTAAGCGCAAGTATGTTGAAAGTTGTTATGATGAAAGCTTTTCTTTTGATGATGATGAAAAGTACGATATTAAGATTCAAGGTGTAGACTTTGCTTTTAGTGACCGTGTTGGTGCTGACAGTAGTGCTTTTCTTGGTATTGGTAAAAACTCTAATTGTATTGACCTTGTTAGTTTTTTCAAGAAGCAAGGCATGAGCACTCTTGAACAGTTTGATTATATTCGTTATCTAAGCAGTATTAATTGTTTTGATGATAATGTTCTTGAGGAGAACAGTATTGGTGATATGAAGAAGCATATTGGCGATTATGGTTTTCCTTATACATTGTTCTGGACTGGTGCTAACGATGTTGCTCAACCATCTTCTGATGATGTTTTTTTAAACGGTAATGTTGTAAAACGTTATGTTGTTGGTAAGAATAACATGGTTAAGCGTCTAGGTGCTTTTTTCGAGCGTAATTTCGAGAGCATCAGAGAAGGTGAGGGTTATACTTTCCGTATTCCTTATCGTACTGACTCTGATAAAGAGAAAGCTCATCTTCTTCGTGACGAGTTATGCAGTTGGGCTTTTAGTGATGGTAAACTTGTCGAGATTGGAATACATCCTGATAGTCCTATAGCTTTAGGTCTCGCTTTAGAACGTCTTAATCTTGATACTTTTGATGGCGAGGGAGGAATGTTAGAACTATGAAAGATTTAAGTAAGTTATTTAAAGGCGGTATAAAATTAAGATTTTGTAAACAATGCGGTTATAAGAATTATTCAGATAATAACCACTGCAGCAACTGTGGTAATGAATTATGAGTCAAATAGATATTATGGAGTTTTTAGATTCTAACGCTGGTTATAATTATAGTTGTAGCGAGTTAGTTATTGTTTTTAAAGGTCGTATGAATCGCAAAACAATCGCTCGTGCTTTAACAAAGATTTTGAAACGTGAAGAGTATGAGGCATTAATTAAAGTTAATAAGATAGGTCGTAAGACTTTATTTTATGGAGTTAAAAAGTAAAATGGTAGAAAACAATGAAAAGGAAGAATCAGTGAAACAGAAAAGCAGCAGTGCAAAAGTGATTCCTGATTCACAAGATGGTGTAAGTTATAAACAACCAGAAAGTAGAATAGTTAAACAACCCGTTCCTGGTGAGGGTCCGATGGATAAAGAGCTTCCTGTTCTTGCTCGATTAAGAAAGCGTTTAACAGTTCTTAAAGAGCAAAGTAGTGCTAAAACCGTTAAGTATCCGATGGGCAGTAAAAGTCGTCACGTTACCACTAACCCTTTGATACATATTGTTAATTTAGAGCCTAAGTTATCAAATAGTAATTTTGGCACGATAAGTTACGGTGTTTACAAGAGTACTCCTGAGGGTAATAAACATATAGAATCACAATATACAATGGTTGATGGTAAGCAACGTCTTGTTAACGCTGCGCCTGTTCTCGAAAAGACTATTGTTGAGTATTTCGAGTATCGTAAAGATGCTTACATGGAAGTTTTTAAGGAGGGTGACTAAAATGGAAGAAACAAGTAAGAAGTTTATAAAGAAAGGTAATAAGATTGTTCTTAAAGAGAACGTTCCTGATAGAGAGTTTGATAGTAAGGATATATTACGTAATATTGCTGAATTAAAGAAAATGCTTGAACAGTTTAATGGTGAGATTACTAAGAAGGAAACCGAGATTATTAATTTAAAAAGCGAGATTGAACGTTTAACTCCTTTACTTAAAGACATCACTAAGTTCGAGTCATGGGCTGTTGAGATTCAAGAGAGTAAGTTAAAAAACATGATTAACGATTTAATGAACGAGAGTATCGCGCAAATAAATCTTTCTTATAAAACTGATCCTGTTCTTACTGACAGTCAGAATAACAGTCAGAAGATGGTGCAGTTACAAAACATTATTGGTCGTAACAAGAAAGTTGCTGAAGAAATTCACAGTAGTGTCATTTCCAAGCTCATTTATACCGATTGTGTTTTTAAGAACCCTTGGGCTTGAACTCTGTTGTTTAATTAATTTTTTATTTTTTTTATAGTTGTCTTTAAATAATAGTATCGGCATATTCTTTATAATGGCTGAAACTTCTATTTTTGAAATTGATAACATGCTAAAAGATTTATCTCATTCTATAGACACGGATTATATTAATAAAGAGCTTAAAAACGTTGATAGTCTTGGTAATGGTGGTGAGGGGAGTAGTTTTAATAACCAGTTGGTTCGTCTGCCTGTTTTCCCTGAGTGGTTTTTCACTGCTCGTATTGGTCAGCCTAGAAAGATTAATTATTTAGAAATTAGGAAGTTTGCTCGTAGTCCGTGGGTTCAGATGGTTCTTAATACTATCAAGAAAGAGATTATGAGTATTCCCTGGGACATAGAAACAGTTATTGAAGAGGAAGAGATTAATCCTGAAATTAAGAAGAACATTAAGAATTTTCTTAATAACATTGATGATGAGCGTAATACAATATCGGATTTATGTAACGAGAGTATTACTGATGTTGGTGAGATTGACGCTTTAAGTTGGGTTAAAGTATTTAGCGTTGATAGTTACGAGTGGAAAGAAGTTAATATTGAAGATGATGTTGGTAACGTTATTGGTGTTGAGACTCGCCCAATGCTTAAACCTTTCGGTCAGCGTAGACTTTTACAAGTTCGTAATGTTGATCCTGCTACTCTTCTTAAACAGATTGATATTTTCAAACGGTTAAAAGCTTATTACCAGTATAGTTGGAAGAATCCTCGTAGTAGTCCTTTACGTTTCGAGCCTGATGAGATTGCTTATAATTTCATGAACAAAAAATCTTATTCGTTATACGGTTTTAGTCCTATTCAAAGTATTCAGCAGATTCTCGAGCTTCTTATACAAAGTACGAGGTTTAATAAGGATTTCTTTCAGAATAACGCTTTTCCTGATGGTATAATAAGTCTTCCTGGCGCTAATAAAGAGAGTCTTAAACAGTTTAAGGATATGTGGCTTAAAGAAGTTAAGGGCAAGCCTCATAAGGTTATATGGCATAATACTGATGCTAAGTTTAATTCTTTTAATGTTAATAATCGTGACATGGAATGGCTTGAGGGTCAAAAATGGTTTTTCCATCTTGTTTTTGGTGTTTACGGAGTATCTCCTACAGAGGCTGGTTTTCACGAAAACGTCAACCAGGGGAATCAAGCTGGACAAGAGCGCGTCACTGTAAAAAACGCTATTAAGCCTTTTCTTAAGCTTCTTGATGATACTATTAACAAATTCATTATTCCAGAGTTTTTACAGGATAATAATCCTAGTATTAAATTTGTTTTCAAGCCAAAGGATCATAGTGCTGAACAGATAGAGTTTGACCAGAGCATGAAAGAACTTGAGGTTGGTAGTTTAAAAATTAACGAGTATCGTGTTCTTCGTGGTCGTGAGCCTATTGATGGTGGTGACGTTCCTCTTAATAATTCTTCTAATTCTGCTAATGTTAATCCTGTTGATATGGTTAATGTTGATTCTAGTAATAAAAAGGAGAGTTATTATAAGAAGGTCTTTGATAACTATATGATTGGAAAATGAGCGTTCTTAATCCTAAGCCTTCTGATGCTAATGATTTAAATAATAAGCGTCTTAATGATTTCCAGTGGGATGCACAGGCTTATCGTAACATTTCTGTTTCTGGTAATGGCGGTATTATTAATAATGATAATCCTTTTCCTGTTTATAATGTTGACCTTACAGGAAGATCATCTTCTAATAGTGTTTTTGGCGATAATATAGTCGGTAGTAGAGTCGCTCAGGTTAGTGGGCAGTTTCAATATGGATTCCCTTCTACTGCTGCTAATTCAACAATTGTTAGTAGCGGTTCAATAACTTTTAGTGAATCAATGTTAGTTTTATCTTCGGGGACTAGTTCTGATGGTAAAGCATTAATTTCTAATCGTAAGACTATACGTTATATTCCTGGTTATGAAAGTTTTTTGTTTTTTACTGCGGTATTAACTCAAGGTGTTGCTGATAGTTATCAACGTGCAGGATTATATGATGATAGTGATGGTTATTATTTTGGTTATGAAGGAGAGTTATTTTCGTTCTCTCGTCGACGATTAGGAGTTGATTCTCATATTGTTATTGATTTAGATAGTTTTAATAGTAAATACGGTTATACGCTCGACCCTACTAAAGGTAATGTTTATAAAATAAGTTATGGTTATCTTGGTTTTGCCACTGTAACTTTTGAAGTTCTTAGTCCTTCAGGTACTTTTCTTCCTCTTGCAACGATTGATTATCCTAATTCTAGCAGTGTTACTCATATTTCTCAGACTTTTTTATCTCCTCGTGCTGAGGTTTTTAATGATGGTAATACTTCTTCTATTGTTCTCAAGAGTGGTAGTTTTTCTGCTGGTATTGTTGACGGTTCAGGACAGACTCCTAGTACTCGGCGTTTTTCATGGTCTAATGATACGCCTTTTACTGTTGGTACTTCCAGCACTCCACTTGTCGCTTTCCGTAGTGTTGACACTTTTAATAGTATTACTAATCGTATTCCTAGTTTAGTATCAAGTATTTCTTACGCTAGTGAGGGTAATAAGCCTTTTCGTTATAGTGTTTTTAAAAAACCAACGTTTACTGGTTCTCCAACTTGGATTTCAGTATCTGTTGATAGTACTATAGAATACGCTATTGCTAATATTGCTGTTTCTGCTAATGGTATTTTAGAGTATTCGTGGTTTACTGCCAAGAGTGATGCTAATGTATTACCACTTAAAACCGAGAGTATTGACGTGTTGCCTGGTGATGTTATTTTGTTTACAGGAATAACAACTAGTTCTGGTGAGGGTAATTTATCCATTCGTTGGGAGGAGTTATTTTAAAATGGAAAGATTAGATTTTAAGACTTTTATTGAACGATTAGAACTTCAAAAGAGGATTAACCCTCCTACTGTTCATTATGTTGAAACGGTTGATTATTTCAAGTTGTTTTTTAAAAACTATGAATACTGGGAGTATTATACTATTGTTTTAAAAAGTAATATTATCGATTTTGGCATTGCTCATAATGTTGGTTCTTCCGAGAGTCTTGATGATTTTCGTATGGAATACCTTAATAACTGTTTAAAAGTTGAACTTGACGATGATGAATATGTTAATGCCTTAGTTGACGATGAAGAAATAGTCACTGAACAGGTTGTTCATAAAACCGATATTGAAAAGAGTTTTGATGATATTTTAGATGCTGGAAGTGACGTTGTTGACGAGAGTAAAGATTACGCTACTTATTTAGAAGACCGTGTAAAAAAATGGGAGTCTAAAGTAATTAAAGCCATAGAATATATTGATGTTGAAAAAAGTTATGATTATAATAAGAAGACTTTCGGAGAGTTTCTTAGTTCGTTAATGAACATTGTTAATAATAAGAACTTTATCAATAGAATCATACGGTTTATAAAAAACGATATTAATACAGCAATAGAAACTGTTGAGAACGAGCTTGGAATACAGATTGGTTTCACGAGCAAGTTTGATGATTTACTTGATAAGTTCACGATACAACAGTTTGACGGTTACAGTATTAACGGCAAGCGATGGCCAGGCATTAAAGGCGCTACAAAACAAACACAGTTTGAAATCTTAAAAAGCATTGAAGAAAACCTTTCAGCTGGTAATAGTCGTAGTGATATGATTAAAGACGTTCAAAGTATTTTTCAAGGTAGTACTTTAAATCAGGCTACTCGTATTGCGCGAACAGAGACTACTCGGTTTCTTGCTGAGGCTAAACTAGCTAGTTATAAAGAAAGCGGTGTTGAAGGTAATAAATCCCCTAGTGCTGCTAACGATAGTCGTACTAGTGATTTATGTCGTCGTCTTGACAAGAAATACCGTAATAAAGGAGTTCCTCTTGATAGTGTTTACGTTGATGATGTTACTGGTTTAAGCTTTCAACATCCTTTTCACCATCCTAATTGCAGGTGTACTTTAGAGTTCATTCCATCGAAAAAAGCGTAGTTGTCTTTAAATAATAGTATATTCATAAAGTTTTTTATGGTATTAAATAAATCAACACATTCTGACATTATTACTCTTTACCAGCCTTTAGTTAAAAACTTTGAAGGTAAGTATGTTGCAGTATTAAGTGATGATAGCATTGACCGTGATGGCGAGATGATGAGTAAAGAAGCTCTCAAGGAAGTCATGGATAATGATGGTTATACAGCTATTCTTTTTGATCATGAAAACAAGGTTATGAACCAGATTGGAGAGTGGGTTAATAAACGTATTGTTGAGATTGACGGTCATACTGCTCTTGTTGCTGAGCCTAAGTTTTTCGATAGTAATCCTAATGCTAAGATTCTTAAGGGAATGCTTGACGAGGGTGCTAAGATGGGCGTTTCTATTGGTGCTATTCCTAAGCGTTATATAGAAAAGAAGATTGATGGTGTGATGCGTATAGTTTATACTTCTTTAGAATTATTAGAAGCTAGTCTTGTTGCTATTCCTAGTAATCGTCACGGTATGGTTACTGCAGTTAGTAAGATGGCTAAGAATTACAAGAATGTTAATGGAGAAAATAATAAAATGGAATTAGAACAAATACAAAAAGATTTTGATGCTGAGAAGTCAGCTCATGAAGAATTAAAGAAACAATTTGATTCTACAAAAGAAGAGCTTGTTAAGAGTGCTGAGTTAGTTAAAGAGTTTGATGTTTATAAAGTTGAAACTGAAAAGTCTATTGCTGAGCTTAAAAAACAAGTTGAAGATGCTGAGGCTGCTAAAGCTGATGTTGAAGCTAAAGTTGAAGCTGCTGAGAAAGCTCTTAAGGATGCAGAGTCTAAAGCTTTATTTAAAGGTAACTTTGAATTTAAAGATTTAGATGAAGATAAGAAAATTGAATTTCAAAAAGAATTAGATTCAGGTAAACTGCCTGTTTTTAGAAAATAGAGGAATTAATAAAATGAACGAAGTAATGTTTAAAAGTAAACCTAGTGACTTCGAAGGCGTTGACGCTTGTTTTGAGAAAACATTTGATTTAGATGTTATCAAAATGGCTGATGATGCTTTTGGCGGTCAAAGTGTAGAATATTATAACCCTTCAAAAGGTTTTAGTATGACAAAAAGTATTTACGAGAATAAAATCGCTAAATTACAAAAAGCTAGTATTGACACTCAAACAGGTGGTGCAGGTACAGCTGGTACAGCTCTTATTCCTGTCTATCCAGATAGTAATGTTGTTGACCGTACAGTTCGAGAAACTCCATTACGTAACATGTTACCAAGACGTGCAATTAAAGGATTAACTTATGATTATATCCCTAAAACAACTCAAGGTAGTGCTGTATGGGCTTTTGAAAACGGTTCTATTGCTGACCAAGTTGATGTTTATGATCGTGTTAGTGTTGGTGTTAAATTCTTATATGCTAAAGGAAGAATCACAGGTCCTTCAATTGCTGCAATGAGAGGATTTATTGATCCTGCACAGTTAGATCTTGCTAGTAAAACAAAAGCTGTTCGTGAAGCTGAAGAAGATATGATTATTAACGGTGATGCAAGTTCTAATCCTGAAGAGCCTACTGGTTTAATTGTTGGAATAACAACTAACACTACTAATAAATCAGGTGCTAGTGTAACACTTGCTGATATTCGTGCTGAGTTAACAACGACTTTTAACGCTAACGGTGAAGTTACTGTTGCTGTTACTGATGCTGCAACACATAATTACGTTAAAGGATTATTACTTGATATTCAACGTAATGTTGAAAATCCTAGTGAAGGTCTTATGGGTTTCGGTATTCCTGGCGCTTTTGATTTTGATGGTGTAATGTTTATCAAAGATAAGTTCATGCCACAAACTGGTAGTGCTAAAAGAATATTATTCTTAGACTTGAGATATATTTTCGTTGCAGTATTACAAGATCTTACTTACGAAGAAAAGTATGATGAAAACGATCGTTATCCTTACTTATTAAAAGAGTATTTAACTTTTGTTAACACTTTCGAAGCTTCTTGTAGTCAAATCTACGGGATTCTATAAATGAGGTAAATGAAAAATGACTGATATAACAAGTTCATGTAGTTTTATTGTTGAAGGGGCACAATTGAAAGTGATTTCTATTGTTCTTCCTGCTGCTGCTGCTACTGGCGACACTATTGATTTAAACAGTGATGTTGCTGATGGTCGTGGTGCTAAAATAAAGACTATTTTAAACACTTTATTACAAGACGATGCTGGAGCTGATAAAACTTCAACATGGGCTCCTGCTACTGGTATCATCACACTTGGTACTATTACTACAGGAATTCATAACTTGATTGTTTGGGGTTTAGGATAAAATGGTTGCTGCAACTGTTCTTGACCAAATAGATTTTCATCAACCTGGTTTAGAAGTAGTTACTTTAACTGTTAGCGATGGTGAAACTTACACTAGTAAGAAATTCAAGGTTATTCGTGGCGCTCTAGCTATGGGTAACACTGATAGTGACGCTGCTTTAAACGTTACTTTCTCAGGTGCTGTTGCTACTGTTAATTGGGCTAGTATTTCTGATAAACCTTTAACTTTATTGTTATTTGGTAATCCTGGGAACTAGTTTTTTTTAAACCGTTAAATAAAATAATTTTTTTTATTTTTTATTTTTTTAATTCATGCTCTTAATAATTATTTATTAAATGATTATTTCCTAATTTGACAGAAACACATATAATAATGAGGTAAAATATAATAATGGCGGCAGGCGATACAACAATAGTTTCTTTTGCAGCGGGTGACTCCGTGGATGCAAAAGCACAAATAGAAAGTCTTTCGATAGTTAGTGGTGATATAGTTCTTAATTGGCAACAAAATAATCTTGTGTTCGTTGCTCAGATAAAGACTGCTTAGATTTTAAAAAATACTTAAGATGAAACAAACAAATTTAGAAGTTAAGATGGCAGTTATAGAGACAGAGATTAAAGGTATCAAAAAGAGTTTTGATTCGCATAATGATGATCATAAGCTTATTATTAAGAAGCTTGATAGTTTAAAGGGTGATTTTGCTGGTAAGTGGGTTGAGAAGGTTTCCATTGGTAGTATTCTCGCTTTGGTTACAGCTTTTTTAGTTTTTATTTTAAAATAATGTTTACGGGGTTAATAAATAATGATGTATAAAAATAATAATAAAGACACTGTTACTTTAAAGGTTAACGGTTTAATGTTTACTTTACAGTCTGGAGAGGTTAAAGACTTGCCTTTTAATACTAATCCTCATCTTGTTCTTGTTGATGACGAGCCTGTGGAAGGTGTTAATTCTACTGGAATGCACTTTGACGGAACAGATGATTATCTTCCTTCTCCGATAGTTTGGACAAAGAGTAAACTTAAAGAACTTAATGCTGAAGAACAATATGGTATGCTTTCCGACCTTGGTATAGATTTTAAATCTTTAAATACTGAGGTTAAACGTATTAATGCTATTTTAAAAGCTTTGAAATAAATGGTGTGAAAAAATGAAACTAGTTTATATTTTAATAATTATTTTATTATCTCTTGTTAGTTTATCGAGTGCTTATGATACTAGTTTATATTCTAATCTTACTGGTGATGGTGTTTATACTGTTTATAACATGACTTTGGTTGAAGCTGATTATCTTTCTGGTGATGGTAGTAATATTACTGGTGTTTCTTCTGTTACTAGTAATTCTAGTACTTTCTGGAGTGGTTTATCTAGTTTTAACACTTCGCAGTTTGTTTCTGGTCTTGTTCTTTCTATTAATTCTTCTTGGTTTAGTAGTTCTTTTGATACTTTTTTCAGTTTGAAATCTAGTGATGATTTAACACAGGGTAGTGTTAATCTTTATGATAATGTTTCTTGGAACGAGTCTCTTGCTGATTCTCTTTATATTTCCCAATCTTCCGAGAGTGTTTTGAATGTTAATTCTTCTGATTACTGGGATGGTTTTGATTCTCCTTCTGACATATTAATTAGTGATTTAGACCAATCTGGTGAAGAGAATCTTAATGTTAATAATAGCGATTATTGGGATGGACTAAACTCTCCAAGTGACTTCTCTACTATTACAGCATCAGGACTAATCACAGGAAACGAGTTCGCTGGAAACATAAACTGGTCATACAATCAAAACTATCCAACAGCGTGTCCTGCTGGTACTTTCGTGACTACAATAGGAGACACAACTACTTGTACAGCTCCTACTGCTGCTGATGTTGACCCTGGTAGTTTTCCTAGTGGTAATTATAGTTTTGATACTGGCACTTTATATGTTGATGGTACTAATCATCGTGTCGGTGTAGGAACAACTTCTCCTACTGCTAAACTTCAATTGGATACTACAACAAGTCATTTTAAAGTAAGATATGATAATACTTATTATTCTACTCTTGATTGGGATACATTAAACGCTTATGGTCAATCACTAAGATTAAATGGTGATAGTGGGAAAAATGTTATTTTTCCTAATGTTGCAACTAACGTCGGCATAAACACAATAACTCCCACTGCTAAACTTCACGTTGTCACTTCAGGAACTACTATCGGTCAAACAATAGTGAATAGTGGAACTGGTAACGGTTTATTCA